GGATTTGGAAGCTGCAGCGTGAAGTCGAGGAGGTCATCCCCATCGTACCCGTTGGAGTACAGGTGGATGATGGCGAGCTTGTTCAGCTCTGCGATGACAGATCGCTGTATGCGGGCGATTGTCCGGGAGAAGCGGATGTCCTCCTGCGACAGTGTCGCCTTGCTACCAATCGACTCATCGTATCCGAGGTACGCCTTGGGAATCTTCAGGGCGGCAAAGAGCTTCTTCTGGATGTAAGTGACATCCTCAATTGCTGCCGCGTTGGTGCCGCCCGAGAGTGTGTCGATCTTCGTGCCAGACTCTCCGCCGCGGACTGGAATGAAGTAGTCCTCGTCAACGGACATCGGGTTGTAGCGCATGTCAACGCGACCACTGTTCTTGTCGACGATCTGCGACTTCTTGAGCGACGCCTGAGCCTGCTCCATGTACGCGGGCACGTCCTCGGGAGGCACGTTGCCGACGTCAATGTAGAAGACTCGGCGATCAGGTGATCTCACAACCCTGTAGACAAGCATCGCGTCCTCAGCTAGGACCAGCTGACGCCACACTCTTCTCGCGCCCTCTAGGACAGAAGATCCGTAGGGAAGGAAGGCGTCGTTGCCGAGGAGCCTAAAGTGTGTGACCTGCCAGTTCTCTAGAGGCGTGTTTCCCTGCGTCACCCAGCGGTATCTGACCGCCATCGGATCCTTGGGATCGAAGTTCTCCTCGCGCTCTAGCTCATTGACTGGAATGGGAATGACGTTCAGCACTCCGTGTCCCGGATGCACGTCATTGAAGAGGCAGAAGTCTCCATACTTGCAGAGGTTCCTGACCCAGGGGGTCAGATTGAAGTTCACGTTGAGTGTGTCGAAGAAGAGCTCGCTGAGCAGACGCTCGATGTCCTTGTTCTCTGAGTACACAGAGAGGATCTGACCGTCTGCTCCGGGTGACGCGACCTCCTCAGAGTAGATGTCGAGCGCGCTGTTGATCTCAGGCGTGTAGTCCATCTCACTGAAGTCGCTGTAGCGCGCAAGCCTATCGTATGTCCCGTAGGCGCTCATAGCGCTGCTGTAGACAGAGCTATGATTCTTGCGGAACATCTCGTAGGCAGAGAGCGTCTGTCCCTGCTTCTCTGGAGTGAAGCTCTTGACAGTCCGCTTGATGACGGGACCGCTTCTGAACAGCGTCGTCAGGCGCTGGAAAAGTCCCGGATTTTCGTTCTTCGCCATTGCTGTCTCCGCGCGCCTATTGTAGGCAGTGCTACTTCAAAATCCAGGACATATCCTGCGGAATTCTGCCGCCCCTCAATTGTCCTATCATCCTCATGTCGCCTCTCGGATCGTTTCCAAGCTGCGCTGAGGTGTAGATGTTGGGCGTGTGGCCTGGCAGAACACGCTCTGTCGTGACTGCAGCGCGCCTCATTCCTGCAAGAATTGCTGTGTTCAGGTCGACAGATCCTCTGCTGTACTCTGAGTTTGCGTCAAACAGCCACGCTCCAATGGCGAGAGACATGACAAGGTCATCATTATGACCCTTCATTGCCTCAGCCTTGGAGTTGTTTGACCACACAAACGTCTTTAGCTCCTGATAGAAGCGTGACGAGTAGGACACGAGGAGCTTATTGCGGATCAGCTCCTCGAGCTTTGTCAAGATGATTGTTCTGGTCTTGCCTGTCGTGGCAAATCCAGCCTGGGCGAGGTCGACAGGCTGAACGTAGTCGCCAATCAGCGCCACCTTGGAGCCCTGTGTGTAGATCCTCGGGTAGTTGAGATCCTTGAGCCTGAGGAGGCAGGCGTACCCGTAGGAGTTGTTCTCGGGACAAACCAGCGCCTTGTTGTACTTGAGTCCCCACTCACTGATCAGCTCAGCAAACCTGTCGGGCGGCATCTTCCCGCGGTACTCAGCGACGATCTCGCCTGTCATACAGTCAATGATGTGGAAGGTGGAGTAGTCGGTGGAGTCTCCTCTGGCGACGTCTCCCGTGAGGATGTACTTGTGCTCAGTCAGGGGAATCTTCCACACCCAAACGTTCATGTCCGGACCACCTCTCATGACAGGCGGCCTGATCATGCCGTTGACCCAGGCGATGTCAGCGTCAGTCAGGAATGTGTCGCCTGACGCTGCGAAGTCGCACATGAACTCCTGCGCGATCTGCCGATCGGAGTAGTTCTTGGACTCCTTCTCAAACCAGGCCTGGTCATGCTCAGGATGCACAGTCCAGGGCAGCTTGATTGGGTTGAACTCGTTGACGCCGGACTCAGCGTCTGCATAAAGCTTGTAGAACTGTCCGCCAACGCCGTTGGGCGTCGAGAGGAGGATGGCCTGGCCGCCTGTCGTGAGCGTGGGGCCGATGCCCGTCCAGATCTCGTCGAAGTTTCGAACGAATGCTGCCTCGTCAATGATCAGCAGGGTCAACGACTCAGAACGACCCGCGTCGTCAGAGGTCGGGATGGCCTTGATGGAGGAGCCGTTGCTGAACTCTAGCTGCTGCTTGTTGTTGACAGTGACCTGCGGCAGGATGAGCCAGGGCGGCATATTGTTCAGGATGGTCTTGACCTTCCTGATAAAGCCCTGCGCGACCTGCAGCTTGGTGGCAATAACCAGGATGTTCTTCTCTTTCTGGTACAGGGCCATCCAGACTGCGTACGCGGCAGTGATAGTGGACAGGCCCAGCTGACGCGACTTGACCACAATGTTGAACCTGTTCTTCCTGAACTGGTCAACACAGTCGTCCTGGAACGCGTAGGTCTTGAACGGGAGCAGGCCCCGGGTGGGGTGCTGAATCTTGCAGTAAGTGTTGAAGAAGTAGGTGGGATCCCTTCCACACCTAATGATCTCCTCTACCTGCTTCTTCTTGGGGACGACTGCAGGACTAACACCCATGCATCACCTAATCTCGTAGGTGGCGGTCATCCTGAAGTGTGTGGGCCTAACTGGGTTGAGGTAGTTGTAGCCCATGGGATCAAGCACGTTTCCGACGCTGGTCTCCTTGAGCTTGAGGTCGCGCTTCGTGGTGCGCTTGAACTCCTTCTCAACCTCAGCCTTTCGCTCCTTGATCATCTTCTGCGCACGATCGATGATCGGACGCACCTGCCCGAACTTGTCCATGTCGCTAGCGATGTTGCAGATCTCGTGGTAGGTGAAGACTAGAGTCTCACCCGTGATCTGAATCTTGATCGAAGACACGCCTCGCGTCGAGCTGTGCCCGAAGGTGGTGTCGATGATTGTGCCTAGGATGTTGACGTCGTTGAAGCTGAGCATACTCTAGGTATTACTGGGCGCGCTGTCGCTTGTCTCGCCTCGTCGACAGACGGCCGCCACCCCTCAGTCCACTCAGTCCTGCGAATCTCAGCAAAATTTATTGCGCACTCATCGCAGCACTGGTGGATCGAGAACTGCTCGAAGTCGTTGGGGCTTGACATTGCCCTGCGGCACACTGGACAAAAGATTGGCACGCTCATGCTGTCACCTGGGACGCGCCATTGACCCGTGTGATCTCAATAACCTGGTCGACTGCGTCCTTCACAGCGTCGACGTGGGAGATCACAAGAATGAACCTGTAGATTCTCTTGAGCGATCGGATCAGTGAGACGCAGGAGGAGAGCTGGCTCTCATCGAGCGTGCCAAATCCCTCGTCTATGATGATGAAGTCAGGCTTTGGAAGCGTGGTGATGCGAGTGAGAGCCACTCGAATCGCAATCGACGCGATCATCTTCTCCATGCCCGATCCGAGCTCAATGATTCGCCTGCTGTCGCCGTAGTCGATGTAGATCTCAAGTGCGTTTGTCTCTGTGTCGATTTCGAGCTGGACCTCGAAGTTGACGACGCCGCTGAGGATCTCAGCAATCTCAGCGTTGATAGCAGGAAGCAGCTTGTCCAGGATCTGGCTGGGAAGGCCCTTCTTGGAGTAGGCGTTGAGCAGCGTCTCGTAGACTCGCCACTGCTTCCTGAGCGTCTTTGACTCCGTCTGGCCCGACGATAGGGTCTCTCGATCAGTCTGCAGCTTGGCGAGATCTGCCTGCCTGTTGCCCCTTGCCTTGCCGAGATCGTCAATTTCCCTGTTGATCTTGTCAAGCTCATCCTTTTGAGCGCTCACGGCAGACGAAGTTGTGTCTGCTGCCCTCTCCTCGGCGGCCTCGTAATCGCGCTTTGCGTCGTCAAGCTGCGTTGCCGCCCTGACCTTCGCGCTCTCAGCTGAAGTGAGCTCGCCCTTCGCTGACCGCAGGGACGCTCTCAGGTCTGACTCTCTGCCAACTGCAGTTGTGTAGCTGCTGATCTTCTCGTCGGTGTTCAGCGCGGCGATGATCGCAAGCGCATCCTGGGAGCTCTTGAGAGCGCTCTCAGCCTTCTTGATTGTCTCCTCGATCTCTGGGATCTTGTCCCGCGACTCAAAGGACCGCTTTATGAACTTGCAGGTGGGAAATGAGTCACCGCAGGGAATCTGCGTCAGAACCTCAGCGTTTGAGCTCGCAGTTGTGAGCTCAGTCCTGCTGATCTTCAGGGACGCGCTTAGGTCAGTGATTTTTCTCTCGAGGTCGCGCTGGTTCTTGAGCTGTGACCTGAGTCCCTCGATGTCGACCTCTGCCTTCAGCGTCTCGATGGCGGAGATCTTCTTTTCGACAGAGTCGATGCGATCCTTGACAGTCTGGATGCGGCTCTCCTCAGACTCAAGGTCTGTCTTGCGCCTCTCAAAGACGCCCTTGAGCCTCTCGACGTCAGCTGCGGTGACAACCTGCTGAGTGCTTGCGGTGGCGATCAGCTCTGCCTGAATCTCAGCCCGACGGCTGTGCAGGTCTGTGACGCGCAGGTCGTTGTCCTGGATGTCCCTCTCTGCCTTCTTGATCTTCTCGTCCACATCCTGCAGAGAGGCAGCCCAGTCCCTATCGGGCATGGCGCGCAGCTTTGACTTGATGGAGGACGCATCAGTCTTGATCGCCTCAAGGGCGCGATCGAAGATGTCGAGGTCCAGAAAGCGACCCAGGTAGGTCTTTCGGGAGGTCGCGCCCTCGTCGATGAAGCGGTTCATTGTCCCCTGGGCGGACAGCGCTGTCATGAAAAAGTCCTCAGCGGTCCCGATGGTCCTCCTGATGATCTTCTCCGTGTCGGACCTCTGCTCTCCTGACGCGTTGTCGTTTGAGTCGGTCAGGGTGAGAGCTGTTGGCGCCCACACCCTTCCGTTCTTCTCAAACTTGAGGGAGGAGGCACGCTCAATCTGGATCTCTCTGTCGCCAACAGTGATGTCCATCTTCGCTCGGCAGGACTGCTGCCCCGTTCGAATGACGTGGATGTTCTTCATCGACCCCCTGTCAGTCGTGTTGAACATGCAGTACACCATCGCGCCGATGATGGAGGACTTTCCGATCCTGTTGGGTCCGAAGATTCCTGTCACGCCCCTCATGTCTGCGAAGCTTAGCGAGTTTCCGCCGGCATAGGTGAAGAGGTTGTCAAACTCAAGAGAGCGAACGGTCCATGTTACACCTCGTGCGTCGTCTGACTTCAAACCTGCCTCAGACAGGGCCTTGCAGACGATGCTCTCCGCAAGCTCCCACTCGTCCTGCGTGTGGTAGTCCCGAACCATCTCCTTGATGAGCTTGATGTGCGTGGCAGGAGCGTGAAGATCCTCGCTGATCACATCCGAGACGACGACAGCCGAGTCCTTCTTCTCGCGCTTGGTCACGAACTCCCTGATGTCGTGTCGAATCCGGAGCTCAGTCTGAATCTGCCGCTCGTCCTGCGGCGTGCAGGTGCTGTCGCAGACGAGTCGAACGCGACATCCATGACGCAGCTCAGGGCTCGAAACTGTCGTTGCGACATCTGTCCGCCACTTGAGCGTGATGTACGGGTCGGGAGTCTGGATCTCCTCGAACCAGACGTTGTGGGCGTTCGGCCCTGCGATGTCCCAGACCAGGAATCCCTTGGGCAGCGCCTCACCGTAGTTCTGCTGCAGGAGGCTGCCGCTGTACCCGATCCAGGGCATAATCGTTCTGACTTTAAGAACTCCTGGAGCGGAGCTCGACCCTAGGACGATAGCGCCTGGGTACCTGTGCAGGTCTTCGGCGCTCACCAGGATCTCGATCTCCTTGTGCGCCAGGAACTGCATCCTGTGAATGTCGCCCAGGAGGGCAACGTCAAACCCATCGAAGAGGTCGAGCGTGGTGTCCGCCTGGTACTCCATGTCAGAGTCGAGGAGGCACCCGGCAACTCCTCCGTGGTAGGC